GGGGGCAACTGGCCCAGAAGCTCATGCAAGCTGGGGCCATCGCCCAGCAAGTGCTCGGCCCGGAGGTCGCAGTCCGTGCCATCGACGACCGCGCCGCCCTCACCCAAATCTTTACCTCTGTCGGTCTCAACGCCGATGAACTCCTCAAGTCTGCTGAACAACTCCAACAGGAGCAGCAGCAAGCCCAGATGATGGCCCTCGCTGAGAAGGCCGCGCCCAATGCTGTAAACGCAATGTCGCAACAGCAGCAACCTCCCCAGTAATATGGCTGATCTCCCCCTCACTTCCGCATCTGACGGCTCCATTGCGTTCTCGACGAGTGACGACAATGTGCCGATCTTCATCCTCATCGGTGACTCCTTCTCACTGGGTACGGTGGGTAACCAAGTCGGGGCCGACCGCCGCGTGGATCCTGACTATACCTACGGGTGTAAGAACTTCGAGCGCCGCCTGACGCCGGGTTACATCTCGGACAGTAGCAACGGTTCCATCGCCTTCCAGGTGTGGGATCAGAACTTCTTCCTCCTGGAGAAGCCCGCGTGGCTCACCTCGACGGCTTACGCTGTTGGTGATGCCGTGGCTGACGACACCCCCGCCACTGGTGAAGACAACCAGTACGTCTGCAAGGTCGCCCACACCTCCGGGGCTACGACTGAGCCGGGTGCCGGTGCCAGTTGGGAAGACTACTGGGAGCAGTCGGCATCATGGGGCTATGTCCCTGGTCGTACATACACCGGCACAGGTACTGACGGTAAGTTCGCCGTCGACGACTGCAAGCCCCGTGCTGCTCTGGCCCAGAGCGGTTCAAGCGACGGCTACGCGGCGGCTGGTTGGTCGGGTGCGAACTCCTGGAGCGGCGGATCCCGTACTGCGGCAGTGCCTCCCCACACCGGTGGTGTCTCAGACCTCCCCTTCGATGTCCATACCCCTTCCCTGTACCTCCAGGACAACAACCTGCTCTGGACGTTCGGCAAGTTCTTCGTGTTCAACCAAGTCTTCAAGGACGCCGATGGTGGAGTGGTCTACCCCCGGTACATCCACACGGGTGTGAACGGTGCGGCTGCTGGCAAGGCTTCCGCAGCCTTCCGTCGCCTCTCGTGGAGCCCTGACTACACCGACCCTGCGGTGAACACCGACTACGCGAGCGCCTACGAGTGGTTCCACGACACCTACCTCAAGCCCGCCATCGCGGCTGTTGAGACCACGGAGTCGAAGAACGCCTGGATCGCTGGCGTCATCTACCTGGGCGGTTCAGTAGACTGCCAGAACAGCTACAACGATTCGCTGACTGGTGGCCCGTTTGCTGGTACGTTCGACAACGTGAACAAGCCGTGCGATAACCTGGGTGCGAGTGTGACCGCTATTGCTGACGCTCTTGAGACTGCATGTAGCACGGCTAACATCCCGTTCATGTGCATGAACCCGATCAACGTGGAGACTGGTGCTAACGGTTCTGAGGCCACAGGCTCCAGTAAGTACCACCAGCGTGGTGCAAACTCCATCAGTGCTGAGTTCGATGGGGATCCCTACCGCAAGGCGTTCACCCTGTATGGGCAGAACAACCCCAACAGGCATATCGGGACGAATGACCTTCACCTCACTGCCACTGGAGCGGCCCGCCTCGGCTTCGAGTTGGCTGATTCCTGGTACACTAACTTTGTAGACAAGGGACTCAGTATCCACACGGCTACTGAGCCCGCACACATCTGCGACCGCACCTGAGAAATATGGATAACCGCGACTCTGTCACTATTGAATCTTCTGAAGAAGCCCAACCCACGCCGGAAGCGCAAGTACCGGAACAACCTGTCATTGCTGACGCCCCGGCAGAAACGCAAGCGGAAGCAAGCGAGCCTGTCGACCTCGACCTGTCGGTCAAGGAGACGCCTAGCAAAACCGTCGACGAGTTCTTCGAGCAGGACTACGGGCGGATCATGGACTCGGTAGTTGCGAACGGCGGGCAGTTCACTGATGAACTGTACGCTGAGTTCGAGGCTAACGGACACAGCCGGGCTGTAGCTGACCGTCTCCTGGAGGCTGAGGTGGCTAAGGCTACCCTCCGCACCCAGCAGGTGGTCAACTCTGTCGGCGGTCAGGACGTTGCCATGAAGGCTCTGGAGTGGGCAGCGGCTAACCTGAACGAAGGGCAGAAGGCTGCTGTCAACGCACAGCTCCAGAACACTGACCCGGACGTTTCCACGATGGCCCTCCGGTCCCTCATTGCTCAGTCGGGTGCCGCTAACACCACCGTCTCCGCTGACAGCGGACTGGTGAACTCCAGCGGGTACTTCGAGAATGATGGGGACTTCCAAGATGCGATCCGAGATAACCGGCGCATGAACGATCCCACATACCGCCAGTCGGTTATGCAGAAGCTCCAGCGGTCCATGGAAATGGGCCTCATCAACCCCGACCAGCGATGATCCGTACCACCCTCCTGTCCTTCATTGGGCTCTTCTCCGTCTCCTGCGTAATGCCGGGTGACATCGAGGCCCTCGCTGGTGTTCAGCGTGAGGCTCTTGTCCGCTTCCAGCAGGTCGAGGCAGACCGTCAAGAGGAGATCCTTGAGATCCTCGAAGACGAGTCTCGCTCTGTAGCCGAGCGGGACGCGGCACTTGCCACGGTCCAGGACGAGGCCCAGAAGGCTATCGACCTCCTGCTCTCTGACTCCAAGGCTTCGGCCAAGGACATTGTGGATACGGTCAAGGATCGTACCGCAGCCATGACGGCGGTTGCCAAGAGCAGCCCCCTGACTGGCAACCCCCTTATCGACCTGCTGCTCGCCGGACTTCTCGGCGGGATCAGTGTTCCAGCAAGCACTGGTGTGGCCCGAAGGCTGCGCCAAGCACCTCCCGCCGCATGATGCTGCGGCCTTACCCCTACTGATTTATGAGTACCCTCCTCTCTAACGCGGCCCTCTCGGCTGCGCTCCTGACGAACCGGACGGCCACGTTCGATTCCGATGCCGCACTTACGATCTGCGACGACTCGGACGGCGCTACTGGCTTCACCGTCAACGCTGATCCTGTTCTTCGCTTCGGTTATAAGTTCAAGACCACCACGGATACCTCGACGTTCCGCGTCGGCTTCCGCACGGCTGGTGACACCGACTTCGCCCCCGGCTACGGCGTGACCATCTACCGTGATGGTTCCACCGAGACCGCCGAACTGACGAGCACTTGGCCTGGGACCTTCGACGTTGTTGAAGGCGATGGTGTTGTCTTCGTTTCGATCTCCCCCTCCGATCTGGATTCGTTGTCCGGTGTTGCTGTCGAGATCGCTGTCGATCTCAACGGTGGTGAAGGTGTTGACCTCATCGACCTCCGTTACGACCTCACCCCGGTCTGATAACAACTGAGAACGCCTCTCAGTGACCTGTAGCAGCGCCACCCCTAAGGGGGAATCATGGCGAGGACGCGAAGGGACGCATCTGGAGGTGGGCTCAAACGCTCATCGTTCACCTTTCTACTTCAATATAACTAGCTATGTCTGCTAATTCCACTCCCACGCGCGTTGGCGCAATCAACCTCGGAGCTGATTCCGAGGCCCTCTTCCTGAAGATGTACTCAGGTAAGGTGCTCGACACCTTCCAGACTGCATGCAAGATGGAGAACATGGTCGATGTCCAAACCATCGGCGCAGGTAAGTCGTTCCAGTTCCCCGTTGTTGGTCGCGCGGAAGCCAAGTACCACCAGCGAGGTAAGAACATTCTTGACCCCGCGAACGGCTTCCTCAACGAAGTCGAGCTGGCCGAGAAGATCATCTATCTCGACCGCCCGCTTGTTTCGGCCCGCACGACTGACGATTGGGACCAACTCGTGAACCACTGGGAAGCCGCTTCCCGTCTCGCCACCGAGCAGGGTCAGGCCCTCGCCCGTAAGCGTGACCAGCAGCTTCTCCAGCTTGTGTGGCTTGCCTCCCAAGAGGCCGCTGCTCTCACCAACCAGCCCTCCGACACCAATGTCGCCCCCGGCGGCAACGTGTCCGTTGGCGGTTCTGGTATCGACTTCTCGTCCAAGGCTAACGCCGAGGCGGTGGTCCAGGCTATCGGTTCTGCCGCTGCCGCCCTTGCGGAGCGCAACGTCCCGATGGAAGAGATCTGGGTTGCTTGTACTCCCGCGCAATACTACGGGATGCTCACCGCCCCTGAGTCGCCGTTCATCCGTCAGGAAGTGATGAAGGGTGCCAACGGGGATCTGTCGATGGGTCACGCCATCAGCAGGGTCGCCGGGTTCAACATCTTCTCCACGAACCACATGCCCTCTGGTGTGGTTGGTGAAGACATTGGCACGAACAACACCTACGGTGGTACGTTCCCGACCAGCCTCATGCTGGCGTTCCATAAGTCCTGCATCGGCTCCGTCCGTCGTCAGGGCATGACCGTGACCCGCTCGCGTCAAGACCAGATCATGGGTGATCTGATCCAGGCGTACTTCATCGAGGGCCACGGCATCCTCCGTCCTGAGGCGTCTGTCGCCATCATCGACTGATAACCGTAAAGCCATCCTGCTACGCCGTCTCGTCGGAGACCCAGCAGGGGGCTTCGCTACCCAACCCCGGCCCCCAGTGGTACTTGTGCTGCTGGGGGCCACTTCTTTCAACTGAATACTATGGCCGGATTCAACATTACCGAGCTGGAAGCTGTGAACATCATCTTGGCGTCTGCCGACATGATGCCCGTTACACAGATTACCTCACCGACGACCTCCGAAGCTGTACTGGCTCTGGGGCAGCTCGATAACGCATCTGCCGAGATTCAGGCCGAGGGCTGGAACTTCAACACTACCTATGATGTCGAGCTGCCGCTCGATGGTAGCAGTAAGTGTCCGACCCCCGACTCATCCATCCGTGTTATCCCCACGGACAACCCGGCGTACATCCAAAAGAACGACTTCATCTACGACCGGAGTGAGGCCACTTACGTCTTCAAGGCACCCGTCAGGGCCACGGTTGTCTACATCAACGATTGGGCTGAGTTGAACTACGAAGTCCAGAACTACATCACCAAGAAGGCAGCGCGTCGGTTCCATGAGTACCACGTTGGCTCCTCCGATGCGCTCCGTAGTTTGGTCCAGGACGAGCAGGAAGCCCGTCGACTGATCCTTGAGGCTGAGATGCACGCAGGGCGCTACTCCATGTTCGATGCCCCGGACATGCACGCTGGTCTCTCCTACGGTAACTCCCTTGTTGGCCGTGCCTCGTTCAACGGTGCCGATCCCTTCTACACCCGCGACCACTGATGACTGGTGCTGAGATTGTCAGGAACCTCCTCGGAGGTGTGTCCCAACAGCCGGAAGATCTACGCGCCCCTAATCAGGCGAAGGAGGCGAAGAACATCGTATTCGATCCGGTGGAGGGGGCATCCAAACGCTACCCGTCGAACCACGTTGCCTCCATCGACACCAACCGGCAGAACCAGAAGCACCTGTTCACGATGGACAGGGACGATGAGCAGTACCTCATCTGGGCTGGTGACAGCGAGTGCGATGTCTACACGAACGAGGGGGTCCAGGTCCCTGTCGTT